TTGTGAGTATATTCACGGCGAACCCATGCCTTAAAATAAGGAATGTTGCTATATAAGTAAGGCATTACTTTGTTTTTACTATTTTATACCCTTTAGGAAGTGCTGCTTTTGCGGCTGCAAGAGACTTCTTACCACCAGCGGCTCCACCTTTCTTCATCATTCTCACTTTTCTACCGCCAGCAGCTCCGCCTTTCATCATCTTTTTGACTTTGCCACCTGCACGGTATCCTTTTTTCTTCATAGCCATGATTATCTCCTTATGACTGACTTACAGCGCCCTTCGTGCGCTTTCTTCTATTTGCCATTATAACCCCACAACCTCGGGCAACGGCGGTTCCGGGTATATTCTTACCCCTAAATTTTCTTTTAGATTGTGTTTCCGCAACACCGCCAAGGCTCATATTTCTAACCTTTGCTTTTTTTGTATTAGAAACAACGGTTTTACCCTTTGCGCCTGCTGCTTTTTTCTTACGAGCAGTCTTAGCCCTTTCTGCTTTAGAAAGGCTTTGTGCTTTTTTACGAGGTAAACATCTATCTGGGTTCTTCTTATTTTTAGAAGTACCACATTTGCCTTTTATTTTGCCATCTGTGCCAATCCGAACCCAATCTTGCTTGACCCAATCTTTTAACGCACCCATTATTTTTTCTTCTTCTTGCCTTTAGCGCCTTTAGCATAATTAGGATCTTTACAGTATTTAGATGCTGCCATGTTTGCATAAGCTGATGGATATGTGTCAAAAGTACGTTTAGCCCACGCTTTACCAGCAGGACAAATTTTACTTCCTTTAGATTTTTTTGAAGCAGCGCCACCTTTTTTAAAGTAAGTTAAACCTTTTGGTATGCCTCTAAGCTTACCACCGGGCTTTGTAACTTGCTTGCTCATTTGACTTCTGGATATTGCCATATATTTTCTCCATTTCAATCGTAATAAACTCTATCTGCGCAGCCATAACCTCAGTTCTTTTATCAACTGCAATAAGAGTTTCAGTAGCCCAAGCCGCCCAATTATAAGAAACAGTACCAATAATGCCCAACGCGGCTATCGTAATTCCAATTATTACCTGCTTTTCTAACATTTCCATCTCTTTCTAGCTTGACGCAAACGACTATTTGGATTTTTTGCAGCTTTTGGAAACTTCTTCATTTGACCTGCAGATCTTGCGCAATAAGACTTACGCCTTTTGGCTGCTGCACTACCTTTTTTAACCTTGCCAGTTACAGCAGTTTTTAATTTAGATCCGGGATTTTTACGCCTGTAAGCAGCAACACCTGCTTTGGTCATTCCCGCCCCTTTTTTTGTGGGGCGGAAATTCTTTTTATTTCTAGCAGGCATATCTCCTTTTGACTTTGAAGCCAAAGCGACCTCCTACGATAGAAATATTGTCAGTTGGTTGCTCGAACCAGTAAACGCACTAACAAACGCACCACTTGTGGCAAGTATTCCATCATCTGGAATATTTAGATGATGAATGCCTGTTGGAAAAGTTTGTGTAATTAGTGTATCTCCTGTCGCGCTTCCGTCTTTAATTGTAAAAGCACCTGCTGCGTTTGCAAATATAACAATTTGACGAATGCGTGAACGTGCGGGGCCAACAACAGCCGCAGCCGCTCCTTGTGCATGATTAAATGCTTGTACTGGACCTGCCATACTAGCCTCCTATTACGCTAAGTTGTTATTTTGAGCGTATAAGATAGTAAAACGAACCAAACCCGCATTTGTTGCTGCTGAAGCAGTTACAGTCAAACGAATATCTGCTGTTCCTGTATCTTGCCACGCAAGTGCAGCACCAGCTTGTGTTGTTGGATACTTACGACCTGCATCTGTACCACTTGCAAAAGTATTTAAAATCGTGGCTGCACCGCCAACAGTATCTCCAACACTCAAGTTTGTCGTAGCATTAGCCGCCGTAATAATATCAATTACGCAGTCAATAATTTGTGAATTTGCAGGAATAACAACGTCTGTGACTTGTGCAGCTAATGCACCTCCAGATAAATCTGCTGAAAAAGTTTGAGACATAACAACTTGACCAACGTTAGCAACGTCAGAACCAAGTGTAGTGCCTGTTGTATTTTTAATTGTTCCGGCCTTTATCGGGCCTGAAAAAGTTGTAGTACCCATGTCAATCTCCTGTCTGGGTTAAGTCAGTCACACCATGTGACTGTCAGGAATGACATCAGAATAACACATTATAATAAAAAAGAAAGGGGCAACCTAAGTCGCCCCTATAAGATTCAGAGAAGTATGTAACTTCTCTATATCATATTTTACGCTCCGGGTGAACCGAAAACACATCTTGGATCTGAGAACCCAAATGAATAACGCTCACGAGCCTTGAAACGCATGTTGCCAGTATCGAAGTCAGCTTCCATACCAGTAGACATCGCTGTACGCTCAAAATGTTTAAATCCATTAGGTGCATCAGTTTTGATGAAAAACGCATCTGGATCTGTTAAGAAGTGGTTAACAGTGTAACCCTCTGGTAACATACCCATGTTGCGAATTGCGTTAATGTCATTGTCCGCTGTGCCAACACGCATTGTTGATTCCAACAAACGATCTGCAACGAATTGCAGTTGTGGTGGAATAACCAATTTGGTGCCACGAAGAGCAATGATCATGTTGCGCTCATCAACGAATGTTGAGATGTCAATAAGAGCATTCTCAAGTGAAGTTTCGTTGAGATCCGCAGCAGTTGCAGGTTCATTACGGAAAGTACCGCCACCTGCCAGTGGGTGTGCTGTTGAACAAAGCTCAACTGCGTCACCGCCTGTAAAGTTTGCATCAAACGCATTGTTTAATACAGATGCAGCTTTAACCTGCTTTGTGTGCGCCATTGAACGAGCCAACGCACGAGTATAACGTGCGCCAAGACGATCATATAGATTGTCTTCAACAGCTTCTTCGGTTAACGCAAAAGCAAGTGCAACTGTTTCGTGTGAATAACGAGCAGTATACGCTTCATTTGCATTATCGAACTCTACACCAGAACCTTCGGATTTTGTGGGAGCATTCCCAAAACCTACAAGCATTACCTCTTCTTCAAAGGCTCGATCTGATGACTCTGTGTCATAGATCTCTGCATGTTGGTTTTCATAACGATCATATTCCATTCCGAACAGAGCGTTAAGACCCGGTTCTAGCTCCTTGACGAGTTGTGAACGTGAAATAGCCATAACTCAATCTCCTTACGCTAGACCTACAGTGCCAGCACTGAACAGGTGGTTGTTGATTTTTACGATCACATTAGTGTTCGCGGTGGCAGTATCGCTATTCTCAGGATCTTGAGAAATGTCGATAGCTTTAAGTGGAAGACCAGCGGTCGTTGCACCTGTAGTGACATCTAGCTCAGTGCGAGAATTACCACTTACGGTGCTTCCTGCAGTTGCGTCAACAATGTCAAAGTTTCCGAACAAGTCAGTTACAGGCATAGCTGCATCCGCTTGAATTTCGAAAGTCGCACTTGGGTCATCTATAACATTTGCAAAAATGTCTGTCCCAGTTGCGTTTGCAGGCCAATAGTTAGAAAAAATAATCTCTCCACTAGCGTCTACATATGAACAGCCGTTAAATACGCCCAAAATCAGAGCAGTACCACCTGCTGGGGCACGAGTAATTGTTCCATTGGTATCGACTAAAACTAAGTCACCTTGGAAAATACTTGTGTTATACCCAGAAGCAATACGATAACGATTTTGTCTCTGCGAGCTTGTACTCGTTTTGATTGGGCGAAGGCCAAAAGCAGCATCTTGATTTGCCATTTTATTTATCCTTCAGAGTTTTTTGGTGAACCAAAGGTCACCGATGATTTTCGCTGCGGTGCCATTTTTGGCATCGCGGGGTTATTTTCGCGCATCCAATCACGATCAACAGCTTCCATTTGGTTTTGTGTAACCCCTTGGTAGTGTTCATTGCGTTGATCTGCCAGTTCATTTGGGATTCTTGCAAGTACGAGTCCGCCAACACCAATGATGCCTGCGTTGCGTCCCTCATCTACTACTGGACCTGCGTAATCTGGATATTCTTCTGCACGAACGAGTTCATATCCTTCTTGCCGTCTTTTATGGACGTTAGTTTTATCATCATATTCCATCACGGATTCACGAATCCAACGATGTTTATACCCTAAAGGGGCTTCCGGTGCTTCTAAAGCTGAACCGGGTCTCCAAACCGTGCGCTCTTGGCGCTCCCGCGTTGTTGTTTCGCGTGAAGTACGATCAGCCATATTAGTCTCTCCGATTTTCCAGTTTTGCTACTTCAGCCGCATATTTTTCCAGAGGTATTTTTAACTTCTGAGCTAAGGCAACTTGACCGGGGTTAAGTTCTACAGATTTTTTCCGCCCTGATTTTAAGGAACGTGTTCCGCTCCCTGCAGGTGTGACAGACTGGACGTTTTTCTTATCACCCTGAAACTTTTGAGGCATTTCCTTGCGCATACGCTTATCAATTTCAGCGTAATATTCATCTGTGCGAGGATCAAAACCTTCTTCTGCAACAAGAGTTTCATGCAAAGCACGAGCCGCTCCTGTCATTACATTATCTTTACCAAACCACTCATTTTTAGATAACCAATTATCTAATTTAGGATCTCTTTCCTGTTGTGGTTGCCGTTGCACTTGTTGCTGTGGCTGTGGCGGCACACTTAATTGCTGTTCGTTTTGTTGTGAACGAGCTTTTTGAAGCCTCAAGCGTTCTTTTTCAATAGCAATTTGAGCTAAAGCTGTTTGAGCGTCAGCAGATTTTTCGTAATCACCTGCCTCCATAGCCTCTTGATAAGCTCTTTTAGCTTGAGACTCTTGAGAGGTAATACGTCCCTCATATTCAGAGACATAACCTTTATCTATTGTTTTTAGACGCTGCTTTATATTCTCATTTTCGTTTTGCATCTGCTGAATATACTGAACAGCAGCGGCTGCTTCTTCTTCAGCTTTTCTACGAGCAGCAGTTAGTTTGTTAATTCTTTTTTGAACACTCTCACTATATTGATCAAGTTCTTCATCATTATCTTGAACATTTGTTCGGGTTGTATCATCTTCTTGTAATTCTACTTCTTTAGAATTTTCCACAACTTCTTCAGTAGAGGTATCCTCCAACTCTACTGATGTTGTTTCTTCAATTTCTTGTTGTTGAGCTTCTGCCTGCATGAAACCTCTTCTCCTCTATTACCTTATACATACGAAATATCTTTGGGGTCAAGGATAGTTGCTATAATATTATCGTCATTTATAATACGAACCTCTAATCCTTCCACTTTAAAGCGATTTCCCGCATACCTTCCTATAAGAACCCAGTCTTTCTCAGAACACCAGTTACCAGTTGGGAACTTCTGGGAGTCTTTATAAGCATCTGGACCTA